TAATCGAAATAATAAACATCTTATGGAATTAAAAAATATAGTTTACATAACAGTTAACTTATGTAATAGTAAATTTTACTTTGGAGTTCATAGAACTAATCCAGAAGTTTTTGACGGATATATTGGTGCAGGAATCTACAGACAATCAAATGCCACATTAGATACTGCCTTTCATAAAGCTGTGCGAAAATATGGTTATGATAATTTTAAAAGAACTATAATTGCTATTTTTCCAGATACAGAAGAAGGAAGAGAGTAGGCTTTTAATTTAGAAGCAAGTATAGTAACTAAAACTTTGATTAAAAGTAAAAATTGTTATAATTCTGCTTTAGGAGGGCAGGGAAGTACAAATATAGATACAAAACGTGTTTATATGTTTAATTTGAAAGGAAATTTTTTAAGAAGTTTTTCTAGTATTAGAGAAGCAGCAAACTTTATTGATTCTACAAATGAATATAATGTTTTAAAAGCTATTAGAAATAATTGTTTGGGAAAAAATAGTAACAGCAGTTATGGTTATTTTTGGAGTTATAAGAAAAAATTTGAAAATAATAATCATTGTAATAGAAAAGTAGCACAATACACAATTTCTGGAAAATTTCTTAGATATTATGATAGTATGACTGAAGCAGAACAAGAGCTTCAAATAAGTACAATATATCAAGCTATTATTAAAAAATTTACTTCTGGAGGATTTCAATGGAGATATTATGATGGTGATACATCTGATATATCGACTTTGATTTCTAGGAAAAATAAAAATTTAGTATTACCTATTAAAATGTTTTCTAAAGATGGAACATTTATAAAAGAGTATAACTGTGTAAACGATTGTGTAAAAGAAAATCCAAATTTATCTGCCAGTTAGATAAATAGAGTTTTAACCAAAATAATTAAATCTCATAAAGGTTTTATTTTTACATACAAAGATGAAGATATGATCTAGTCTATTTAGAAATAAATAGTATATCGAATGAAATTTCGTTTGTGGTAGATAGAGCATTAACTCGTGAATATCCAGATAAGGGTTATGGAGTATGCATCGATCTTACCGCAGATAAAACATCTGGAACTCCTGCTGTTGCAAAATTCAGTATCACTGGAAAAGATTTCATGACCAACAAACTTATAGGCGTAGGCGGGTATGATGGAAAAAGTTCTGGTGAAGTTGCAAGCAATGTAGCAGGTTCTAAGCTAATAATGATGGGCTTAAAAATATTTATTTGACAGCGTAGGTCCATCAATAAAAAATTCTTTTAAGTGCTGGAAAGTAGCATAACTGATATTAACTTGTTAAGTTTTAATAATAATATTAGTGCTATAATCAGCAGCCAAGATGTATTTGTAATTCCTTTAGGAATTAATACACAAGGTTCAACGACTAGGCGCAAGCCATAGATTAATTTATTAAAATTAAATCGAAATGGAGAATAATCAAATCAAATATATTGTATATTGTACTACCTGTACAATTAATAAATTCATTTATATTGGTTATCATAAAACCAAAAATCCAGATATTTTTGATGGATATATAGGAAATGGAATTTATATAAATAATCCAAGTACCTATAATAATCCTAAACAAAAATTTCAATATGCTGTAAAGAAATATGGTCCTTCTAATTTTATAAGAAGTACAATTGCCGTATTTAATACCGAAGAAGAAGCGTTAGATTTAGAAGCGGAAATAGTAAATGAAGAATTTCTTAAACGGTCTGATGTATATAACGTGGCATTAGGAGGTTTAGGAGGGAATTGGATAATAACAGCACATAAAACTTATCAATATGATTCTGAAGGAAACTTTTTAAATGAATATGTATCTATTAAAGATGCTTCTATGAAAATTAACCGATCTTTCAGAAGTTTATGGAGGGCTATTAATGATAAATGTAAGTGTGGAGGATTTTTTTGGACAGAAACGAAATTTGATAAATTAGATTTATCAAAAATGAAATTATATGAAGGATTACACACGATACCTACTTTTCAATATGATAATTTGGGAAATTATGAATGTTGTTATGATTCAATTTCTGATGCTGGAAGAATATTAAATATTCATTCAGCAAATATTTCTAGAGCAATTAAATTAGGAGAAATATGTAAAAATAAGTATTTTACAAATATCTATGCTCCTAACTATAGCATTTCAAAAGATAGACAAATTAAATCCTTTGAAATACACCAATATGATTTAGCAGGTAAATATATTACCTCATATAAAAATATGCAAGAAGCTAAAAATAAATTAAAAATTAAGGCAAATATTTATACTGCTATTAAATTGGGGCAAACGTGTGGAGGTTATCAATGGAATTTTGAAAAGTTGCCTCAAATGCCTCCTGTTAAATCTAAATCTGGAAAAGCTCGAAGAGTTGGTAAATTTGATAAAAATAATAATCTTGTGGAAGAATATAAGTCCTTAGCAGAGTGCAAAAGAATTAATGGAGCTTCAGTAGAACACGTTATTAGGGGTAGAAATGAATTTTCTAAGGGGTACAAATATAAATATTTAGATGATTAAAGATATAGTCTGAAATTTAGTCAATTTTGACGCTGGTGTAGCGGCTTTCACTCCTTATAGGTCAGTAATTGTCCGTGAGGCTTAATTGTGAAAGCAAGAATTTAAAAATAAAATAAAAATAGAAATATAGATTAGTAAGGGAGAGCCTTAATACCCTCTCCCTTACATTATTTAAATGTTAAATGAATTAATATGGCAAACAAGACAGTTACTAAAACTGATATTGTATTTGATGGAAAAATTATCACATTAAGAAGTGTGTATGATAAGGCAGGAATTAAATATTTTATTCAGCCTTGTAAAAATAAATTAGGTCAATATCCTCCATGCATCAAACGTGTGGATTCTACTGGGAATATGATTATGAGTGAAAAAGAAAGAGACGCTTGGTCTGAAGGCAAAGCTGTTTTCTTTCCAGAAAATCACATGTTTGAAATAACAAGCGGAAAGACCTATAACTTAGATGATCCTCGCGAAAAAGCAGAGTGGGATGCTATATGTAATTGCCCTCTTATTGCTCCTAGCAGGGATGCAAGAGATGCAAATGGAAATCTTATTATAGATGGACCGCAATATTCTACCTTAAAGAAACCTGCTCGTATGGGTGTAGCAGAGCTTTATGTTGATAGACCTGGATTAGATACTCAACGCAGAGTTTCACATAAGAAACTTGTTCATACTGCTGAATCATATATTTATGATGATGAGCGTGGAACAGATGGTCGTTTGAATATGGCTAGACTACTTGGTAAGAATATGAAGAATCAACCAGATGCAGATGTTACAGACTTCTTAATCCGCATTGCCGAGAAAGAACCTCAGAAGATTATCAATCTTTATACAGGTGGAGAAACATCTCTTCGTCTATTGTTTATAGAAGCTCGTGAAAAGAAAGTTATCTATATTAAGAATAAGTTATACTTATATGGAGATAATATTGTTTTAGGAGCAACAGACGATGCGGTTATCGCTTGGATGAAAGATCCAAAGAATCAAAAGGTTCTGGAATTAATTAAAAAAGACACTTATCCAGATTATTATCCTAGTGCTGAATAAGATATGAATTTGTAGCTGAAAAACTTATTTAAATGACAGCTAAATTTGGCTGGTTAAAGAGTAATCTTTAATATCAATCTGGGCAAAATCGGGGAAGCCTAAACAAATAGCATGGTAATCCCGAGTTAACTTAACCTTTAATAAAGTTAAGTAATGTAACGCATAGTAATTGAACCTCTTTAAGAGAATATAATATTACCACAAGTGTCCACTCCAATTTATTGGATGAAAAGATATGCTGACCTTATAAGAAATTATAAGAATTATGGGATAAAAAGCCTATAAGATAACAATGTGAGACAAGTATGGGAAGGCATGTTAACAGAATTAAGTAAAGTTAATGCACCTAGTATGCTATTATAGGACTTTAATTATTTCTTTAACAAAGCCATTCGTCAATATATAAATAAACGCTATAACATCTATGATGTTAATTAGCAGACAACTGACGATCTTAGAGTTTTAAAAGCTACTACAATACTTGATGTTAATAAGTCAACATAGTTTGAACCTTATAATGGGATTTCAAAATTAGGTGCGGGAATGTCTAAAATATTTGGAGCAACTTATGAAGTATAGCTTCCTCCCGATTATATGCATTTACTAAACTGTATTTGTAT